CCATGATACTTCTCATGATTATGCGTAAACTCTCTTCGCACCCAGCACTGAAAATGCGGGATGTTGCTTTGTAAATAAGGCATTAAGCTTTTTTTCTGCCCGCACCGCCTTTAGCAAAACCTTTTTTCTTCATACCGCCTTTAGCAAAACCTTTTTTCTTCATGCTAGCACCGCCTTTGGCATAACCTTTTTTCTTACTCATGCCTCCGCCCATCATTTTCTTACGAGTTCCACCTTTTTTCTTCATCATGGTTTTTATCCTTAGTTTGTTAAGTTAACATTTCCAACGTCTTCTAGCCTGTCTTATCCTTGAATTAGGATCATTCCTTGTTTTAGAGGAACTTCTTTTTAACTGACCAAGTGACCTCGCGCAATATGATTTTCTTCTTTTAGCAGCCTTACTTCCTGGTTTTACCTTCCCTGTAACAGCCGTCTTTAACTTAGATCCTGGGTTTTTTCTACGGTAAGCTTTCACACCTTTTGCCGTCATTCCGGCTCCACTGTCGGTGGAACGGTAGTTTGCTCCTTTTCCTTTCGTGGTCTTTCGGATGGCTTTTTCTTTTTTTCCGGCCATAAGTCACCTTGCCTATCCCATTCGTTTCATGTGAAGCAGTCAAAAAACATTTTAAACATCATGTTATAATATCCATAGTATTAAATGAAAAAAAGCTTCTACAAAAAACATTTATTTACTCTCCACGGCCAGCGGTTCCTTGATTAATTCTTTCCAAGTTAACGTCAGCCCTTAATAAGGCTATATCTTCTTGGGAATCGATCTTATCACGGATAATCTCTTGACGTTCGCCTTCTTTCTTTTCTTCAAACTCCTGCTTCACGGAAAACTCGTTGGCTTTTCTCTCGATATCGGTAGCTTTTATATCTAGTTCCTTAGAACGCAACTCAACTAGAGGATCTACCTGACCTTCTGGTGGTGGCATCAAGGCGGACATAACTTCTTGAGTATATTGAGCTATCAACTGAGCTACTTTTGACTCTACGTCCATCTGAGGAGGTTGTTGTCCTGTCTGTTGAGCTTGTTGCGACATAACGGTCATCTCAGCCATTGCAACGCCTCTTGCCTTAAGAGCTATATGCTCACATAAATGAGCTTGTAACAGCCCAAAAACAGGTGGGGTAGTAGAAGGTATAGGGGTCATCATAAACGCTATATGAGCCTGTATATGAGCATCGTGNTCTTGTGTAGGGAATGCTTGTAACATTTCCTGTATGATAGCTCTTGCGTTTTCTATGCCGGGATCAATAGGTTGAGGCGCTGTAGGTGCTGGTAAAAGAATATCTATGTTTTGGACCCCTATCGCCTCATATATTCTCCGATATGCCTCATATAAGTTGTGCATCTGCGGATTTGACTGTGCTAACTCTAATTGCGTCTGGGCTAGGGCCAATCGTTGCGACATAGAGAAGATATTTGGGTCAGAAACAGGTAGTATGTCGATTCTTTCATCAAAATCAGACTGTTTTATACTAGCTTCAGCGCCGTGTACGTTATAGGGGTACACAGGAGGTAAAGATTCGGCAAAAATCTTAGCCAACATCTTAAATTCTTGCTTCTGAGCGTAGTGCATCCGCTTATGGATAGCCGACATTACCTTTGAACCACGTTCCAGAAGTGCAACAGTCGTTCCAACCGCCGCACCTTGGTTTCCATCACCTACTTGTAGGTCCGCAATGGCGGCAAAACGTCTTCCAGCGTCCACAACGAAGCCTAACAGCTGCATTAATGTTTGACTTGGTTCTTTGTATGGAAGTGGCATGATACTTTCTCGAAGAGAACCACCGGGTACATCAATATCGCGAAACTCACCAGGAGAAAGAGGTTCGTCAGCATCACGAATCCTAATACCGCGAGCTTTAAAGCCAGCAGGAAGGTTAGCCAGAGTACCTGCATCGATTAATTGCCTCAAAATAGACGTTGCAGAGCGACCTAGCCCTCCAATCATGTGTAAAAGACCAAATCCGTAAAAACCTAGGCCTGGTAAGAACTTATAATGCGTAAAATACTGTAATTTTCTGTAATATTCGTCATTTTCAGCCCAATTTCTTCTTACAGACAGTACCGTTCCGCTTCCTTCGTCAATTGTAACGATATAAGGAAGCTTGATACCTGTTACTTCGTTATCTAAAGGACTCCTATGCTCAAAACCCTTTAAATCTAAGTCTACGTGCATCTCCAAAAGGGTGCAATCATCACTGTCCGTGGTTTTTTGGATGCCCATAAGGTTTCTTTCTTTCTCACGAAGCTCATCTTCGCCCTCATAAGGCTCCAAATCAACATCCCTATAGAAACCAGCGGCCTGAAACTTACGAACAGAGTTCTCATCCATACGAGTAACGTGGGTAATACGGGAAGCAGACTGTAAATCCGTAGCATTATACGGAACAATCAGGTCATCAGCCGGAATAAACCGCGAAACAGCACGATCCAGTATGTCATCAAAGTAAGTTTTCTTAAAAGCACTACCTGCAAGGGGGAGATAAAACAACAAACGATCCATCTCGGGGTCGTATTCTTCCATAACAGTGGTTATCTGGTAATTCATAAACTCAGAAACACGCTGTGACTGAGCTTCAACTTCAGGGCTTGACGCTCCAAGGATCAATGTCCGCACAGGACCAGAGCTTGGAAGTAGCTCTTTGTAAGCTTGCGCCTGAAATTGGGTAACAGCTTCCGCAATAACAGGGTGGGTAACACCGCTAGAACCTCGAAATGGTTCTTCTCTCTCTTCGTACTTAACGCCTAGTAAGTCCAGACCGTTACGATAAGTATCTTCCCACTCATCACGACTCGTTTTGTCATCTTCAAAAAAAGAAATAAGTTCTGACGATATATCCATCAGATCTCTTTCGTCCAAAATCTCTGCAAGATTTGCATCCTGCTCCGCCATCAACTCTTCCTGAACAGCGTCTTCAAAATTAAGAATTACAGAACCATCTTCTTCTTCTGTTATTTCTGTTGGTTCCTCGATAACCTCAATTTCTTCTTCTTCTAACTCTTGAGGCATACCTTGCGAAGGCATTGCGCTATCAATAAGAGATATTGGTGTGTCAGCCATTATTTAGATACCCCTTTAAATTTTTCAAAACTGCGGAGGCCGCCCAAACCTAACATTCCCAGAAGTACGGGCATCATGACGGTCAAGTCCATAATAGGTAATTGGACCAGATAACCTGATTGAGCCAGTATAAAAACTAATATCGGCTGCAGAACATAAGTATAAGCTAAAGCAACGCCGCATGTCCACCCTATAAATGGACGCCAGCCAGCAACGAACATGGATCTGTGCTGTCCTTCCGCCTTGTTTATATCTAATTGAGCCAAATCGATCTGGGCAAGGTGTTTTGTAAGTTCCGCCTCGATCTCTCTTTTAGCTTTAGCGGCCGCTTCCTTGTCTTCTGGAAGAAACCTTCCAACGACATCTCCGATAACAGGTAACAGTTTAGGTATAAGTGCAGCTATCATTTCTTGTTACTCATGTAAGCAGTCATACCCATATATGCACCAACCACGCCCGCTTGTCCAATATAAAACAAACCAAACAAATCTGACAAAGCTTTTATTCGCTCATCAGGAAAGATGGGCAGAAAGACTGCTGACGTAAAAAACAGCATAGACCACATAGAGACCCACGCCATGTGGCGCTGGGCATCGGACTTTTGGTGCTTATCGACTGCTTCTGCTATGACGAGTTCTTTATCAGAAACAACACCGTCACCATCAATATCAAGATCATTATGTACACTGTTTTTTTGTAGCTTTTTTTGCGCCATCTTCTAAAACAATTACTTAGAACTCTTTTCTGATAAAAAGAAGCCCCCTGCCGAAACAACTATTCCTATAATAGAAACAGAAGTTATATCAATCAGTACGCCAGCGCCTACCAATATAACGCCAACAGCCACGCATGTTGAAGGCTCAATAGCACGATCTTTAATCCACTCTAACATTAACATCTCCTAATAATATTGACGGGAATGAACCACCGTAATGTCATCTTCTTCTTCATCTGAGTCAAGTCTTACAAACCCACCTTTACGATATCTAATAAGTGCCATTGTCATACTGTCGCAGTAATCGTCATGATCGCCATGGGGAAACGCCGCACATTCGTCGATCACCTCTTCCGCAAACCTCCTATCGGGCGCCCAAACCTTGCCGGACTCGAATATCGGAGCGACCATATGCATCCTTGTATGTTTATCACGGCCCTTGGACGGTGTATAACTTACCACCGGAACACCCGTTGCCCGTAACTCGTCCGTGAGCGGTGTACCAGTAGCCTTCGCCTCTACGATCACCATATCCGGCTCCCAGTAATTGTACTCCTGAAGTGCTTTCGCCTTTAATTCGGGAAAGTCCCACCGTCCACGCTGCGCATCCATAAGTATAATCGCCTCTGGGTCCCCCTCGTTTGGCTTAAACACACCCCAAGTTGTTATGGCAGAGTAATCCGCCGTCTCCTTCTTCGAGAACGCCGTATCATAACTCTGCATAATATAACTCACCGGAGGAATCTCTTTCTTCTCCCATTTGTTCCACCACTCCTTTTTTATAATTGCACCCTCTTCGGCCACAGGATTCTGCTGCCATTGTGCATTCCACTTGCCCAAGGACAACGAAGCCTTGACCCTTAACAATTCGTCCTTCTTCCAGAACTCCGGCCACAGAACCTTGTCGCTGGGTAAGATTGCCGGAAACTCGACCACGTCCCACTGATCGGACATAACATCTGAACCTTGGGCCTTGAGCAGTTTGCCAGTAAGATCTTTAAGTGACCATCGCGTCATAACAATAACAATAGACCCCCCTGGCTGGAGTCTCTGCCGTGGACCAGAAGTATACCACTCGTAAGCACCTTCCATAGCCGTCTCAGAAAGTGCGTCCTGCTCTGAATGCGGATCGTCAATAATCAGCAAATCAGCACCACGACCTGTAATCGCACCACCAACACCTGCCGCATAATACTCCCCTCCTTGGCCCGTTTCCCATCGACCCGCAGCCTTGGAATCGATCCGTAAATCCACATCGGGAAAAATATCCTTATAAATTTGTAGCTCCATAAGGTTCCTTACCTTTCTTCCAAAACGCACCGCCAACTCCGCCGTATGAGTAGTCTGGATAATTTTGAGCTTGGGATTTTTTCCGATCAACCAAGCGGGAAGAAGGTAAGATGCAAATTCAGATTTTGTATGACGGGGTGGCATATTGACAATGATCCGTGAACCGGGGGTCGTTGAAAGCTTTTCAAATAGTGTAGCAATTTTTTTGTGATGGGTCCCCTCTATGAAATTCTCATAAACGTACTTTACAAAAACCATAAAATCTTTTTGAGCTTTTTCACGGATAATTAATTTTTGTTGCATCTCCTCGAGAGCAAGAACCTCACGAATGACATCTTCAGAAGCGTTAAGCACTACACAACCTCAATGATTCATGGTCCACGGACCAACGTTCTCTGACTTTTCCACCTTAATGCAGATACCCTGTGCGCTTATAACGGGGAACGGTCCAAGGACAATGTCGCGTATAACTTCAGAAGCACGCACCCAACACTCAGGCAATGTCTTGTGTAGATATGGATCATCTATTTGCATGGGAGCCGGTACAGAAAAACTTAAAACAATTATTATAGCCTTAAACATCCATACACCCTTTTTCTTTTTTAGAGGTTCGCGGGTATCTTACAACGGATCATGGTCAAATGACAAGTATCTCAAATTATTTATGTCAAACACTATCTTCCGTTGCACGTCAGATAGTGGGGCGCCCGATTTTCCCCACCGAAATCGGGCGGGGGGTCGGTGGTTTAATCGGGTCTAGACCTAAGTACCTAGACCCGATTGTTGATTATGAATGGCAATATCCGTCCGTCTCAATTTGCAAGTACATCCCGCACCATTTAACAACGATTGAATTATCAATAGCGGGTTGAACACTATCTTTGAATTGCTTCCACGTTTGACCGTCTGGTGATTGCAACCATTTACGCTCAAGGCTTACTAATTGTTTTTCGTTTATCATTTTAAATTCCTTTCAAAATTAGTAGTGGGTTAATATTTCATTGTCATATAATTGATTGGAAGCAATATCGTATTTAGTTTTTAACGCCAAAGCTTCATCGTATGTTAAATGTTTATAACTACCAAAACTGTAAAGCTGTTTTACGTTTGAGATTTTCTTTACTTTGGCATTAGGTCGATTAATAGAAACAGTAACAGAAGTATTGAGAGATTTATTCATCGGTTTGATTTCTATTTTCGGATAAGTAAATTTTATCATTGTGTTTTC